CCTCAGACGGCAAAGTATCGGAAGGGGCCGAGAGCATGATCGGTTCAACCTTTGAACTGTGTTGGTCTAAACAGAGTCATAAGCGGCTAATGGTAAGACTCTTACATCGTGGGTACACGTCGGTCGATAAGAGCGAGCGCGTACATCCGACACAGAAACCTATTCAACTTGCGCAGTGGTTCATCGAACGCTTCTCGGAAGCAATCGCCATCATTGTAGATCTCTTCGGCGGTTCCGGCTCAACCCTCATAGCCTGCGAGAAAACCGGAAGGCGCTGCTATATGATGGAACTATCGCCCGCGTATACCGATGTAATTTGCAAGCGTTGGGAGCAGGCGACAGGCAAGAAGGCGGTGCTGAGTGCCGGATAGCGAACAGGACGTTGCAAACAACGAAGATTCAACGGCCCCGCCTAAACTTCTTGGAGGCATTACAGGCAAAGGGTTTATGCCTGGTCAGTCTGGTAATCCGTTAGGAAAACCAAAGCGCAAGCCCCTTTCGGATGCCTATTCTGCGTTGCTCGGACAGACAGTACCTCCAGAAATAGCGCGGCAACTCCGCATAAGTGAAGCATCGACATACGCCGAAGTGGTGGCTATGGCGTTACTGAAAGAGGCGGTGAAGGGCAAGGTCAACGCAGCGGCAGAGCTTGCGGACAGAGTAGAGGGGCGCGTGATGGAGCGGGTGCAGGTCGATCATCGAGGCGATCCCCTCGCAGATCTGCTCTCTGAGTTCAAACGAGAATATGATGATTTGCCAAAGACCGAGACTCCTGAAGCGACCCCATGATTCTCAACTATGGTCAACGCTTAAAATCCTTCGCCTACAAACCCATAGAGCTAGACCGGCGCATCAACATCCTCGAAGGCTCAGTCCGTAGCGGGAAAACATGGGCGCTGCACCCCAAGATACTACAAGCGTGCCGCTATCCTATCGCGGGCTGGCGCGTGCTGACTGGGGTATCGAAGCAAACCATCTTCAATAACGTCCTGAATGACCTGTTTAATATCGTTGGCCCATCGAACTACACCTATAACCACCAGTCCGGGCTGCTCACTCTATGCGGGTCTAGCTGGCTGGTGATGGGTGCAAAGGACGAGGGCAGCGAGAAGTATGTGCGTGGGCTGACAGTGGGAATAGCGGTGGGAGATGAAATCTCGCTCATGCCGCAAGAGTTCTTTCAGATGCTGCTCACCCGTATGTCGCCCGAAGGGGCAAGGATGTACGGCACAACCAACCCTGGACCTCCAAGTCACTGGCTAAAGACTGAATTCCTCGATAATCCAAACCTGCGATCTATGGGTCTGCTATGGTCTGGGCATTACACGATGGAGGACAACCCGAATCTCAGCGCGGAATTCATCGAAGCACAAAAGAATATGTATACCGGGGTGTTCTACCAGCGGTACATTCTCGGCCAATGGGTGACGGCGGAAAGCTCAATCTATCGTGACGTGCTCGGCCCACAATGCAAATATGATGATTCCAGCCGTCCAATCGCTCTGCTCACCAGCCCGGCAGAGAGATACGTGTTTGTGGACTATGGAACTATCAACCCCTGCGTATTCTTAGACGTGTATGGGGATGGCAAGACGCTGTGGCAGGAACGGGAATACTACTGGGATAGTGAGAAGCAGCGTCGGCAAAAGACAGATGCGGAGTATGGTGAAGATTTCGATGCGTTTGTAGGCCGGGAGCATCGCGGCTTGGTAGTGATTGTTGACCCGTCAGCGGCCAGCTTCAAGCTTGAACTGGTCAGACGAGGCTATCAGGTCAAGAACGGCGATAACGAAGTCCTAGAGGGCATCCGGCGCGTATCGTCTGCGCTCAAGATGGGGATGTACAAGATTCACGAGCGCAACTGCCCCATGACGCTGAAAGAGCATGAGGGCTATGCCTGGGATGATAAGAAGGCCGACAAGGGAAAAGAGGAGCCGATCAAGGATCACGACCATACGTGCGACGCCGCCCGTGTGGGAATTTGCAGGGCTATTCCTAAGTGGCGGTTGGGATGATGTGCGTATTTCTATGCGTATCCCAATACTAATGCTGGTGTAAGATAATTCCATGAGCGACAAACTACAGGCAGCGAAGGCGCGGGCGGCGGCAAGGCTGAGGCTCCCGGCCCCGGCACAGGAATCAGGTGCGAAGGATATGTATAGCAACCCCGCCGCAAATGTAGGGTGGGGCAGTACCAGCCTAGCCAACGGTGGACGGCACATCCCCTTCCGTATCTCGCTTGATTACCAGAAGCTCGTTTTCATGTATCGCGGCTCATGGGTGATTCGGTCTATCGTGGATACAAAGCCCCAGGACCAGCTAAAAGCCTTTCCGTCCATTGTCAGTCAGGTCACACCAGAACAGATTGCAGACTTCGACAAAGTAGTTGCTTCAACCGCGACTCTACAGAAATACATAGAAGCTCGGAAGTGGGGAAGACTGTTCGGTGGGGCGCTTGGTATCATTATCCTCAAGGGCCACAATGATCTCTCACAGCCCCTTACATTAGAAGATGTGGATGTGGACAGCTACAAAGGGCTGCTCGTGGTTGACCGCTGGTCTGGTATGTCGCCCAGTTCGGAACTCGTCAGAGACTTGGATAATCCCGCCGAATACGGATACCCAGTGTACTACGATGTTTACACTGAGACAGGGGATCGGTTGCGCGTCCATCATTCTCGCTGTATGCGATTCGTTGGCCGCGACCTTCCCTTGTTCGAGAAGCAGATTGAAACCTACTGGGGCATGAGCGAAATCGAATGTGTCTTGGATGAGCTAAACCGCTACGACTACGGCATGGCGGCGGTTTCAGACCTTATCTCGCGGGCGAACGTCTTTGCTATGCAGAATCCCATGCTGGCGCAGATGCTCTCCGGTGTTGGGCTGACAGAGCAGCAATTGAAAGATTATCTGGTCCGCACGGCAGCGGTATCGGAGAACATCAGCACGAATGGGCTGTTGATTCTAGGAGAGGATGAGCAGCTATTCACCCATCAGGCATCGTTCTCTGGCCTCTCGGAAGTCATGCGAATGCAGATTATGTGCCTCTGCGGAGCCAGCGGGTATCCGGTTTCAAGGCTCTTCGGCGAGACGCAATCCGGGCTGTCGAGTTCCAACGAAGGTGATTTGCAAGCGTACTACGATAACGCAGATCAAGAGCGCCAGCAGCGAGAACGTCCTTTGATGGATAAGCTAATTCCCATTATCTGCATGAGTACCTGGGGCATGGTGCCGGATGATCTAGATTACAACTTCGCGCCTATGCGGACGATGAACGCAAAGGAAAAGGCAGAGCTTGCCAAGAGCCAGTCTGATGCGATTCGCGGATACTTTACCGATGGCATTATTGGCCGTCAGACCACATTGCGCGAAATCCAGACCGCCTCGAAGATCACCGAGATTGGAACGAACGTGACCGACGAAATGATTGAGGCGGCGGACGATGATGTGCAGGTGCCTTTGCAAATTGAGACAGAGGAGGCCCGCGCCGGGTCTGAGGAGTTCTCGGAGGGAAAGACAGGCACAGAGGCCAGCAAGACCAAGGGCGGCAAGGATTCATGGTTCGACAGGGCTTTGAAGAGTCTGAGGTCGTAACGTGCCAGACTTCCACCGGCCAATGCGTATTGAGCTTGAATACCGCCGCGCCCTGAATGCCCTCATGCAGTCTTGGCTCAAGATGGTTCCTGCTGGGTCAGACCTCGAAGCGATATTTTCCTACCTTGGCAACGGCGGTGGTGAGCGCGTCATACAAGCCTCTGAACGGCTGGCGCGGGGCATGGTGACGGCTACAGCAGTCCAGAACGCGGTATCGTGGCGTGACGCGGCCCGGAAATCTACGCAGGGAGCACGAATCTATGACCTGCTCAAACGTGAGATGGACGGACCTGTAGGGGCGCAGATGCGCGAACTGGTCAAGACTCACGCTGCCCTTATCAGAACCGTTCCGCAGGACGTTGCCCAGGACATAGCTTCGCAGATTGCTACACGCCAGATGCGCGGAGAGCGAGCGGAGACTATCGCAAGGGACATACGGCGGCGTATCCCTGAGATTACGAAGAGCCGGGTAGCAATGCTGGCCCGGACTGAGGTATCCAGCACGGCTACATCTATCAGCGAGGCGCGGGCCGCACACCTGTCACTTCCCTGCTATGAGTGGCTGTCGAGCAAGGATAGGCGCGTCCGGCCCTCACACCGGCTCATGGACCATGTGATTGTGTTCTGGTCAGACCCACCCGCGCCAGAGGCATTGGCCGGAATAAGGTCGAAACTCGGCCACTACCAGGCCGGGAAGGTTCCCAACTGCCGCTGTGATGCTAACGTGATTGTGGATTTGGGCCAGATTACATTTCCCGCAAAGGTGTACCACGATGGAAAGATTGAGCACATGGGCCGCGCAAAGTTTCTAAATCTATACCAC